CACGCTAATATGATTAAGCACAGTATTGCTTGGTTTATTTTTGGACCAAACTTGGACCAAAGTTGGACCAAATGACAGCTCTCACAACATCTGTTTTCACACTAATATGACCAACAACAGGTCTAACTCTCCAAACTCGTCAAATTTTGGACCAAACTTGGACCAAAGTTGGACCAAATCATAGTCTCAACGGTGTCTGTTTTAACAACAATGTGATCTAAAACAGCTTGATGGAAGTGGCAGTGCTGACACGATAGTTGGCGGTGTTGAGAAACGTGTACATATATGATGGGTTTACTGGCTTATAGTCTTCATCAAGTAGTGACGCATTGCAAAATTGAACACCTGGATGCTCTTCGCTGATGTACGCTCCATTGCCAGCATGAACGTGACCATACACATGAAGTGAGAGCCGATTAAGTTCACGCAATTTTTTTGCAAGCTCAAAACAACCAACACTGTTGCCAAACACTCTGTCGCCGATACCAAATGGTGGACCATGTGTGATCAAAACGTCTGTATCCAAGTCGATTGCATCCCAGATCGTTCTGATCTTTTCACCACGTGGAACATTAAATGCCCATGAATTAAATTCTGGCTGCCATGGAGACCCGTAGAATTTCACCCCATCAATGATACACGACGAGTCTTCAAGATAGATTAGTTTGTCGCCTATAGCACGGCGTAGAGCTTCTAATGCAAGAATACGAAAGCGCATGAGTGCCCAGTCATGATTGCCTGCGATAATTATGGCTTTGTTAAAATTGTGTGATTGACGTTGAAGCCAATTGGCAAACTTTTCAACTTGTACAATTTCACCTGAAGTACAAATATCACCAGCAATAATTAGAACATCGCATGGCACCAAAGTAATAGAATCATGGTGCTGATGTGTATCAGATATACACAAGATCTTCACGACTACACTCCAGTTGAGCCAAATCCACCAGAGCGGCTAGTCTTTTTGGTTGGTTCAGATTTTGATTCCGAAATGTTTACTTTGATGTCTTTCAAGAGTTCCGCTTGGCAGATTCTGTCGCCATGTTTAATTGTAAATGCTTCGTTTGATGTGTTGTACACGGCAACAAAAACTTCATCAACATAATCTTCATCGATGATGCCTTCACAGTTTGCGAGCATGATGCCACTCTTGAATGCGTGACCTGAACGTGGGTGCAAACGAAGTGAGTGCCCTTTTGGTATGTGAAACTTCAGACCAGTAGGTATTAAGGCTCGTGCACCTGGTGCAATCGTAACAGTAAGATCAGGACCAGATGCAAGAATTGCATCTGTGTCACGAGATAGTGGATTTGTTTTTACTTTTGCTTTGACACGTGTGCCTTGAGGCAGACACGCATGAATATCAAAACACGCTGATGCTTCAGTTGAGTATGCAGGAATGATTGCGGCAGCATTAGACTTGAATACAGCAAGGTCTGTGCCCGACTTAAAAATGTTCAACATAATAAATTTTTTTCAACTACACTTTTGTGATTGTCGGGGTTGGTACTTGATCTTTCTTTTTAGAGCTACCAATATTATACTTTGCTTCTAGCTTCCAAGCTATCTTTTCTTTATATGGAACAATCTTAATTGTGGATATGGAAGCTACAGGCTCGGCACTCTTGGATTTGTCAACAAGATTAACCAACTTCCATTCTGCCAAAATATTGGCAATCGTGTTGCGGCGAGCAACATCGTCTTCGGTTATCTGTGTTGGTTTTCCATCTAACTTGAACAACTCTTTGAAGTGTACAATATAGTATCGGCTTTGCTTTGTAATCTTGTCTCTTTTGTGCAAGATATGACAAGACTGGTAGAGTGTTTTGTCTTTTTTGGATGCAACGCCAATACGTGTTAGAGTCTCCTTGACCTTTAAGAAATCGTCAGGAGAGTTCAAGGTTACTTCTACTAATGTATCAATCACCGTCGTCATTAACTGTACCTAATAATGTTAGTACCTCAGTTCAGTTTTTATTTAGCAATTTTTGAATTGCTCGTGACAACACAGATGGTTTCTTTGGACAAATTTTACTCTGAATCTTCTTTAAGACTTGTGTACAATCTTTTATGTTCTGATTGTTGTCTTCAATCAGCAAAGAGATCTGTTCAGCAAGTTTGATCAGTTCATCAATAGATGGTTCATTTTGTTTTTTGCTTGCCATTTTTGACACCACCCTTGTTAAGCCTATCTTTCATGTACTGAATATCTTCGTCAGTGAATATTGGCAGAACTTCTTTTGCTCGTGCTTCACTGTATCCGTGATACTCTTTGATCACATCAATGTCGTCTTGTCTCTTGTGCTTTATGTATTTGAAATATCGCTTCTGCTTTTTGATTGAATTCAAATAGTAGTCATACTGCATTCGCTTTGGCAGATGACCATTCATGTTCATTTCATTTGCATACATGATTGTCGTAATGTTCATCGACAAGAAACGATTGATCATGTATGCAGAATACTCACGCTCGTTCTCTTCAGTAAGAACATCTTTCTTATTTTGAGAAAGGTCGTTGATGAAATCAAACAACAAGTTTTTGTTATCGTTGCTCATACAAACTCACAAGTCATTCCAAGTTCAATGAGACAAGCCATGAGGTTAATCTCTTGATCAATAACTTGTTGATTCATGTACTTTGCAATCGTAACAATCGCAAGTGGAATAGAAGACGGCTTCATGTTCTGCTTGAGATGATCGTAGATTCTGCGATAGATGATTGCAGGATCGTTTTCACAATTCTCAACAACCCACTCACGAACTTGTACATAGTCTTTCTCTTTGAGTGACTTGTACAATCGTGATACGTTCACATCACCAGCAAACGTCAGAATACCTTCATCGATCTTGCCGTGTTCTTTACTGAATGTCTGAAGCTCATTCAACAAACGTCGCATATCTGGAAAATACTTCACAACAATAGCTGCAAGTGCTTTGCCATCAAACTCTATGTTCTCAGATTCAAGTATCTTTACAATACGCTTGTAACACGCTTCGATGATGTGCTTCTTTTCAGTCTTAGAGATTCTAAACTCTTTAACAGAACATCGTGACTGAAGTGGCTCAATAATCTTATTCTTAAAGTTGCAAGTTAGAATGAATGAACAGTTGCGTGAAAACTCTTCCATCACACCACGGAGAGCTGGCTGAAAGCTCTGTGGGTTCAAGTAATCAGCCTCGTCAAGAATGATTACCTTTCGTCTACCGTTGAATGATACAGAAGATGCAAACTGCTTTACAGTAGTTCTGAGCGTGTCGATGTTACGATCATCAGATGCGTTAATAAGGATGTAATCGTAATCGAGAGCTTTACACAACGCCTTTGCTACAGTAGTCTTACCAACTCCTGCTGTGCCACAAAACAGCATATGTGGCAACTCACCCGTCTTGACAATACCGTTGAATGTGTCTTTAAGACCCTGTGGTAGAATACACTCATCGACTGTTTGAGGTCGATACTTTTCCATCCACACGATATGTTTGCGCTCTTGCGAGACTTCGCTCATGAATCACCAATCAAATAATAAATTACAGAGAAAGAAAAACTACTGTAGTGTTTCTTCAGGCCGATCTTGTTCCGTTCTACGTTTTGTATCGAGGTCAAGTTCAGTCATCACTCTGTGAGTCATGTTTACTGCTTCTTCTACGTTGTTAGTCTTAGCAGATACTGCCGAGAAGACAACTGCTTTAGTAAGCAAGTACATATTGTACTTAATTAAATGTCCAAGAACAAGAAATTCTTGTGTAGAATCACTTTGTGGTGATTGAGTCTGTTTGGCTACTTTCTTCTTTGTTGGCATTGTCTTCACTTAAAATCACCAGTGCTTTTTTCCACTGATTTAGTTTGCTAGTCAGTCGAGCTTTTCTAGTTGTGCTCACCGCAGTTTCGAGTTGTGTCTCTATCGCTGCGATGGCACGTCTAGCATACCCCTCTGGATCTTGGAGTAAATCTACCATTATCGTGCTTCCATTACAATCCAGTATTGAACGCCCGTAGTAGTACCAACAAAGTGTGCTACCGTCGGCGACACTTCTACGTTGTATGTGTCAGGCAACACTTTCAAGTTTTCAAAAAGCATATTGCACGTAGAGTTTGCAGTACACTCGCCAGCTACGTTAAGTGTTACTTTACCAAGAGATTCGTTTGATACATCTTGAGCAATCACTTTAAGACCAGCATCATCACTAACAAACGATACGTGTGTAAGACCAAGAAGAGATGCTGCTTGTCGAAGGCTCTTGAGGTCGTCTTCAGTGAGAGTAAACTTCTGAACGATTGACTTCTCATCAAACACAGATGGAATCTTCTTACGAGTTGGACCAGCATCTTGTACTACAGATGGATCAGCATAGATAAAATCGATAGAACGATTGTCACTCTTTACAACGATCTTGTCATTAGCAAAATCGAGATCTGGACTATCAAAGAGAGATGTTACCCCAAGAAAACGATTGAGGTCATACAGTGCACAGTCACGAGGAAGCGACTCACTAATGCTTGCATCAGCTACGATTCTCTTTTGTGGGTCAACGGTGATGATGTTGTTTCCCTTACGAATGTAAATTGTGTTGTTGATGTCTGAGAAGTTTCTGAGAATCTTGATTGTGTCAGTAGAAAGTTTCATTACAAATTGCTCCAAAAAATTGATAGAAAGAGAAGAGAAAGGCAGCCTAACTATAACAGCTAGGCTGCCTCGTATCAATTTAATTATGCAGTGAAAGAAGAAAAGAGCGACTTTGGAGTAGCATCAACAGCAAGGCGATATGCTGTAACAACACGACCCTTATTAGATCCACCCTTTACACGAACCTTGTTGGTGTAGATTGGGAATCCAGCCTCACGAAGCTCATGAATGCGAGCGGCGAGACGAGCGATACCATACTTACCACGAGCCTCGGTTACAGTGAGGTTCTTTCCAGTGCTAAGACGACGAACGAGCTTTGCGTTTTGAGATGTGCTAGTTGACATAATTATCCTTATAAACAAAATGGTACAATTGTACTTCTATCAATAAAGTGGTTATCCCACTTTTCATTTACAATATCATATTAAAAACGACACATCAAGAAAATAAACATAAAAAAAGCCCCGTTGCCAGAATTAGCAACGGGGCACGGAATGTAGTATTGTATGGAACAATTACGATTGATTAGTCAGAATCGAAAGAATATCGTGCTCTTTTGATTCCAACTGTTCACCCTCATTCGATTCAACTGGTTTTGAGCCATCGTCCATGTTTAAGTATGGATCGATGTTCTCATAAAAGTTCATGAATGAGATCTTGGTGCTTTCATCGAATCGTGCAATACACAACTCGATTGCTTGTTTACGGCGTTCGCCGATGGTCTTGCGGTCTGTCTCGTCGGCTGGATGACCAAGAATGACATACGCATTAACTATGTGAACGAGTCGGCGTGTACTAATGAGATCAGAAGTGCCGCCAGTCTCGAATGTCTTACGAGTACCAAACGCCCATGTGACAAGTTTCGTGATGAAGTCTTCTATCACATCAGACTTGAGGCCATGTGAAGAGAACAACTTTTTAAGGATGCTCTTCTCAACACGCTCTTCTGGATACTTCTGCTCAAACGTGGCACAGAATCGCTCAAGGAATGCTTCATTGAGAATGTTCGTACCCACGAATTTTCCAGTCTCAGATCCTTGACCCTTTGTGTTCGCAGTAGCGACAATGGTGAATCCAGGAGCTGGCTTTACGAATTGGTTGATCTTCTTCAGTAAGATACCCTTACCCTCAAGAACAGGTTGCAAGCAAAGGAGCTTATTGCTACCAAGGTCAACTTCATCAAGTAGCAACACACCACCGCTCTTCATAGCACGGACGACAGGTCCATCGAACCACTTTGTGCTATCGTTCACGAGACGGAAACCTCCGAGAAGATCGTCCTCGTCAGTTTCAATCGTGATGTTGACTCGAAACATTTCACGATGATGAGCGGCACAAGCCTGTTCAACACCGAAGGTCTTGCCGTTACCTGACAGACCTGTGATGAAGATAGGGTAGAAAAGTTTTGAGCCGATGATGCGAGACACGAGATCGAATTCGCCATGTTTCACGAATAGCTTATCAACTTCTGGAATATGATTCTCTCGTGGTAGTTCACCGATAAAAGAGTGAACAACACCAAGGTTCTCAAGTGGAGAAGATGCTGGTTGCATCGAAGGAGCTGGTTGTGTGTTAGTCAACTCGGTAGTGCTCATACTCGACGGAACAGCATACATTCCGCGAGCACACTTGTATGAATCGTCGGAAAGAAACCATCGAAGATTAGAGAATCCTCGTTGATTAGCAAAGTCCTTCACATCGCTACGTTTTACAGCCGAGTGACCGAACTCAGCTACAAACGCATTCAAGAATTCTTGTTTGTTGTTTTTAGTATTCATAATCATTCCTAAACAATACTACATTTCACGATATGGATCTATTATATCATAGCTGGATAACAGAGTCAACAGCTATTATTACGCTAGTAATTTCAATAACTTACCCCCCTATGAAATATGCTCGATAAAGCGGTTGAGAAGGATTCGGCTGGTAACTTTCTGTTTCATGAAATTGTTGAAACTTTTCTGAACGGCTTTCATCGCCTTCTTTGCTTGTTTCTCATCGTCCCAATCAACAGTAGTGTCAACGTTACCCTCGAACTCGTCATCGCCAACGTTGAGACTCGATCCAGAAGGAATCAAGTAGTACGCATCGTAGCCAGGGATGTTAGTCATCTCGGCGAACTTGTTCGTCTTGAAGCATTCAACGTGTGCTTGTTCTTCTTTTGTGTTCTTTGTGTAGCGTCCAACAACGTATGGTACATCTCTCTTACGAATGATGTGAAAGCCGATAGTCTTTACACCAGCCGTCTCACGAAGGATGTTGAGCATATCGTTTGTCGTGTTCTTAACTTCCCATTGCTTACGAGTCTTTACATCACGAACAAAATACTTCTCAGTAACACGGTTAAATCCATAACGGTCACACGCAAAATACTTTGTGTCACCAGTGTTAGAGTGATACAAGAGTCCGTGAGTGTCTTCACCATCAGTTAAGAAGATCGTATTGACAACATCAAGACCATAATCACGACGAAACTTCTGAACAAGAGGTATTGCAGTCATGATAGCTGGAACAAGTGGAGTAGTGTTCAGAATCTCTTCTGAAGGAAGACCACTCATCAACTGTCCAGAGTAGTGACGCATAAGGCATATTACATTCTGAAGGGCTTGATTAAACTCAGGTCCAGTCATTCTGCTACTGAAGTATTGACGGAGACAGAAGTGTGGATCAAAGTACAACGAACCATTCTTGGTTGGGTGTGCAGGGAGATTGCGGCGAGCACTATATGAATCTGTGAATCCATACACATCGAATGGGATGTTCACTCTCTTACAGAACAATACAAGATTAAGCAATTGCTCAAACGTGCCAGCAAGGTTCTCGCTCATCGAACTTGACATATCGATGAACATGACAAGTCCATGGCTCTTGCCTTGTGGAACTGTTGTGACTTTTTTGAACACATCATCGTTATAGCGGTACGAGTGTACACGATTCATGTCAAGTTTACCAGTCTTGGACGTGAGTGCTTTCACATCAAGTTTAGCTTTCTTCTTCATCTCAAAGATATTAGCTAACTGGTTCACAACATTCTTGCTACTGGTACGAAAC